ATGATTGGGTTAGTCACAGCTATCACGAACTTGGCAGGTACATGGGTCAGTGCCAAGGCGGAATCAACCAAGGCCACCGCAGAGGCCAAAGCCACCGCACTGAAAACAGCAGCACAGTCCACTGCGGATTGGGAACGCATCATGGCGGAAGCATCCAAGAACAGTTGGAAAGACGAGTGGCTGACTATCGTGTTCAGCATTCCTCTGATTCTTGTTTTTATACCAAGCATGGTCACACATATACAGGCGGGGTTCGATGCCTTGGCTACTTTACCGACTTGGTATCATGAAATCTTAATGGTTATTGTTCTAGCCTCATTTGGCGTGAAGGCCGGAAAGGGCATCATGGAAATGGTGAAGAAATGAGTTGGGAATCACCGTATTTCTCAAGTGAGGAAATGTCATGCTCACATACTGGATTGGAAAAGATGGACGCAAGGTTTATGGAGATGCTGACAGAACTCCGTGTGGCTTATGCGAAACCATTGCGCGTGACATCGGCTTACAGAGACGCAACACACCCAATCGAGGCAAAGAAATCGAAACCAGGCGCACACGCAACAGGCAAGGCTGCCGATATTGCAGTGGAACGTGGTGATGCATACGAAGTGCTTAAAATCGCGTTAGAAATAGGATTTACAGGTATTGGTGTAGCGCAGAAAGGATCGGGGCGTTTTCTGCATTTAGATATTTGTGAGCCGGAAGATGGAATGATTCGCCCAACAGTCTGGAGTTATTGAAGGAGCGAATACATGGCTAAGGGAACACAACTTGATCCTAAGTTGTTGGAGTTTTGTAAAACAGAACAACAAAGGCAGAAGTTAGAAGCTATTATTGAATGTGGGTCAATGCAAGCTGCTGCTAGAGCCTTGAATATGAACTACGCTACGATTCACGAGGCAGTTCAAAAGGTTAAGCGACACGCAGAAAGCCGTGGCTATTCACCAGAACACGATCTAAGCCATGTCCTACCAGAAACGCTAAAACTCAGAGGCACATCTACCCTTTATCACCCTGAGAAGGGAATGATGATGCAATGGGTGAAAACCCGCGCTGATGAAGAAGCACAAGCCAAAGCAGTATTAGAAGGAATTAAAGATGCCCTACAAGAGTTTGCAGGACTGGCAGAACCAGTTCGTCACTGTGGATTCTCTGAAGAAGAAACTTGTGCGGTCTACGGTATGGGCGATGCTCACTTTGGAATGTTGGCTCATCAAGATGAAACTCAGAATGGTGATTTCGATTCGGAAATTGCATATCGCGTCATGCAAGGTGCTGTGGACTACCTTACGAAAGCTGCTCCTGCGACTAAGGAAGCTGTGTTCATAAATGTCGGTGATGCACTGCACGTTGATAACCGATCGAACAAGACACCTAGTCACGGACATCAACTCGATGCTGACACAAGGTACTACCGGATCATCAAGGTATTCGTCTGGGCAATGATCCACGCCATCAGGCGGATGCTAGAGAAGCACGAACATCTCACGGTCATTAACGCAGCAGGTAACCACGATCCAGATTCTACACAATGGATACAGTTAGCTCTGTCGCTGTACTTTGAGAATGAACCACGGGTGACGATTGTGCAGGATGCGTCTGCATACCACTTCTACTCATTCGGCAAGGTTCTGCTAGGTGTGACTCATGGTGACGGTGCAAAGATGGAAGAACTGCCTCAGATCATGGCGCATTTACGTCCGCAAGAGTGGGGTAACTCTACGCAAAGACGATGGATCACAGGTCACATCCACCACAAGACCGTGAAAGAGTTTAACGGCTGTACTGTCGAGTCGATGAATACATTAGCACCTAGTGACGCTTGGCATAGCAAGTCTGGCTACTTTGCTGCCCGCGAGATGCAATGTATGATCTTCCACCAGGAGCATGGATTGGTTGCTAGAAACATTTGTCCAGTGGGATTGGCACATTCCTGACAATTTGTTATAAAGGTCAGGAGATTTCCCTTATCTCACTTCCGACTACTCCTCCTCTAGGCCACAAGGATCGTGGCCTTTTTTTATTAGACTAAAGTATTACTACTTAACCTTTGCAACAAAAAATCATAAGACTTACTATTGTGGTGTTCATCACATAGGAGCGAATGATATGAACCAGTCGGAAACGATAACAAAATTGTCTGTGGCTTTAGTTAAAGCACAGGCTGAAATGTCAGGTGCAGTGAAAGATTCTGCAAATCCGTTCTTCAAGTCCAGATATGCCGATCTTGAGTCGGTCATCAACGCAATCAAAGAGCCGTTCGCAAAATACGGTCTGGCTTACACACAATTCCCTATCAATGACGACAAAGGTGTTGGCGTAGTTACACGTTTGATTCACGAATCTGGTGAATGGCTAGAATGTGGCTACACATTGCCTTTGGGGTTCGTGAAAAAAGACGGTGTAGTTGAACCAAGACTCGATCCTCAATCAGCCGGATCAGCAATCACCTATGCTCGCAGATACGCACTTCAGGCGATGGCAGGGATTCCTGCTGTCGATGATGATGCAGAAATGGCTATGGGACGCACACAGAAGCCCGTAGGCGGGAAAATATCGCGCAAGCAAGCACAGACACTACATGATCTATTATCATCGACTAAGGCGGATGTCAGTAAGTTCTGCGCTGTGTTCAATTGTTCAGATGTCGATTCGATGGAGGCAGGGTTTTATGACAAGGCACTCGCAATGCTTCAGAAGAAGGCTGCAACTCATGCTAAGTGATGTCTCAACATCGATCCTGTTCATGGAGTTACATAGAAGACTGGCTAGCCATTCGGTTGGTCAGTCAGTGGATCAGTTCTTTACTGATGTTGAGCAAGGCAATTCACAGACGTTTAGTCAGCTAGATGTGGCGTTACACGATACGTTTATTGCTCACGCGCAAGTCGTCTTACAGAGGATCGCAGACAATGAAGATTCTTGATTTAGAGCAAGGCACTTATGAATGGCTACAAGCCAGATTGGGATGTCCTAGCGGCTCTGGGTTCGCAAAATTGATAACTTCTAGCGGACAGCCTTCATCATCGGCTGAGACGTATATCAATCAGTTGATCGCTGAGTTGATTACAGGTGAATCGACTTATGTGCAGAAGACCGAATGGATGGAACGTGGCAACGAACTAGAGCCGATTGCCAGAATGAACTACGAACTGGAGACAGATTGTGAAGTCACTGAAGTTGGTTTCTGTATGCACGACAGCCTTAAATGCGGTGTGTCACCTGATGGATTGGTTGGTGATGATGGTGGCCTTGAAATCAAATGCCCTGCTCCATCGACTCATGTTAAGTATCTACGGAAGGGAAGACTTCCGACAGAGTATAAAGCACAGGTCATGGGTTGCTTATGGATTACAGAAAGGGAATGGTGGGACTTCATGTCGTTTCATCCGCAAATGCCCAACTTGCTGATCCGTGTAGAACGTGATGAAGAATACATTGAACAACTTGAACGCCTGGTGACTCATGCTTGCCAGATCATTGAGAAAGAAGTAGCGGAAATTAAGGAGAAGCTATTATGAGTGAACAATACGACAACAACCTCAGAGGTGCGCTGTTTAAGAACCGAAAGCGTACGGAAGAACGTCAGCCTGAGTACACGGGTAACTGTGAAATCAATGGTCAGCAGTTCTGGGTATCTGCTTGGGTCAAAGAATCCAAGAACGGTGAGAAGTTCTTTTCGATGGCATACACGCCTAAAGAGCAGCCTGTAACATCCAGTGTTACACCTGTAACGTCAGACGTTACAAACGTAAATGACTCCATTCCTTTCTGACATAAAAAAGCCCGCGCAATGCGGGCTACCACTGGAGCGAACGTGGTGTCGCTAGTATAGCACTGAGGCTTAGGATGGATAAGACTTCATACAAGCTAACGGACGAAGATGTGCAACAGATTTGTGAATTGTTAGCAGAACAGGAACGGCTCAAGACGGAGTGGCGTAAGGTATCAAACCCATCTCTTGCAGATAAGTTTGGTGTCACGACTTCCACCATTGAGTACATTAAACGCAACAAACTCAGGAAGTACGCAAAATGACAGTTGTACCAGGCCATTTTAAGCAGAACCATTTGCAGGAACTTGCACTCGATCTACTCGATTGCATTCACGAAATGGGTAACGAACGCAGTCTGTCAGTACCAGAGGTGCTTGGCGTACTTGAACTGGTGAAAATCCAAATTATTGATGAAGCAAAAGATGCGGAGTATGACGATGAGTAAGAACTTTCATGAACTGGATAAAATCAAACGTCATTTACGGATGGCAGATATTAAATTGGGCATGGGTAACATCAAGGAATGTAAAGCAGAGGTCACTGCTGCAAACAAATTGCTAACTCAGGTGGAGAAAGACAGAAATGGCAAACATGACGAAAAGAGTCAGTCTAGTCGGGAAGGGTGATCGGCCTCGCAAGGTCAATCAGAAAAAATTCGGAGACAACTTTGACAAAATCTTCAACAAAAAAGACGAACAACCGTTGGGAACATCAATGGAAAAGAAAGATTGAACCTGAAGATGTGGCTCTGATTCGTGCATTGCGTGATGAAGGGCTGCAACTGAAAGAAATCGCAGAGAAGTTTGATATTACCAAGTCACACGTTTGCAAAATTGTGAACATGAAAACATGGACGAACATCGTATGAACCGCGAAAAAGTGTTAAAGAAACTGAGAAAAACGTACATAAAAATGTTGAGGCGTTATGCGCTTAGACATATGGAAAAGGCACATAAGCTTGAAGACAAGGCGATGCTGTTAGAACTGAAGCTGAAAGACCAACGTCAATTGGTTGATGAGATTGACGAAGGATTCGATGCGCTGAAGGAGAAGAACACAAAACTGGTTTAACAAATTTGTTATTTGCGTACTCATACTACGCATATCGGAATATTTTTAAACCGCCCATCGGAGGAGCAGCATAAAAAGCGAAAAATACGAAGTTTGACGTACAAATAAGGGGTTATATGAAAGATTCGGAAAGGTTTGTTATCACGCATGAAGGCGCACTGGATAACGCCTATCAGGTGATGAAGCATATGCTGTCTGAGAATGGATGGCTCAAGATTGAATGTAAGGCAGGAAACAGGACGTTAAGCCAGAACGCATTATATTGGGTGTGGATCGCGCAGATCACGGATGAACTAAATAGACGTAACAAGTCAGACTTCAAGACTGATGAAATCCATCTGCGAATGAAGCACGATTTCCTTGGTTACGATGATCCTAAGACCATTGGGAAGTCAGAGATACCTGCTCAACTGAAGTCCACAGCAAAGTTATCAAAAGGCGATATGTTCGCTTACATGGAACGGATCGATATGTTTTGGGCGGAAAGAGGTGTGTTATTGGTTACTCCAGATGACTCTGTGTACGCACAACTCAAGGCAAAGAATGAAGGCCGTTAATAGACGCTGTTCTAACTGCCGGAAGAAGGTGGCTGCATCTGAGTCGATCATCTCTAGGTTTAAGGCGTTCTGCACCTACGAATGCCTTAAAGAGTACACAGAGAAAAACGCAGACAAGCTAGCCGACAAGACCAGGAAGCAAAAGCGTCAGGAAGATCGTGTCCGCAAGGAAAAGCTAAAGACCAAAGGCCAGTGGACGAAAGAAGCGCAAGCAGCAGTTAATGCTTACGTTCGGTGGCGTGATCGAAACAAAAATTGTATTTCCTGCAATGCATCGCTGAAATCTGAAGCACTGGGTGGTGGCTATGACGCAGGGCATTACCGATCACGAGGTAGTGCGCCACATTTGCGTTTCAGAACTGACCAGATTTTCGGACAATGCAAGAAGTGCAATCGTTACTTGTCAGGCAATGTAGATAAAATGCGTGTCGGTATCGTCTGGCGTTACGGACAGGAATACCTAGATCGCATTGAAATGGATAACACGCCAAAGCATTACAGCATTGATGACCTAAAACGCATCAAGCGCATTTTCACAAAGAAACTTAGACTAAGGTCTAATACAGATAATTGATTTATGCCATTAGTATCGTTCTTGTAGTCAATCAGGAGATATCAAATGAACTTAATCGGATTTAACCCAAATTACCCTGCGCTTTATATGTGTGAAGCATTATCATCAATCGTGGAAGTCAGCCATTGTTGGAGCGATGATGAAGTAGAAAGCATCATTGAGCAAGCAATGGTCTTAATCAATGAGCGCAGGAAAAGTTTTACTCAATATGAGTTGTCGAAGTTGAATATACTTTTGGGATTAGCAAACCGTCCATAAGGGCGGTTTTGGAGTTTTTATGGCAGAGATGGTATCTGAGTTCCTGACCTCAGTAGACGATTTCGTAACATCAGAGTCGCATACTTGCATCTGGCAGTATCACAAGGCCACACACGATGAACCAGAAGAACTTAGCTTGGTATCTGTGGATGGCATGGACGAGAAGTGTTGTCCGAAAGACTTGTGGCAAGCTGCACTCAAAGAATATCCTGACAACATGAGGCCACTGACGGAATACGATGTATGAGCTACGACTTTCAAACAGAAATGGAATGCCTAGAGTGCGGATATAAATATTGGGCTGATCTGGACGAACGTCCAAAGTGTCCTAAATGCTCTGGTGTTAAGGTGATCGAAGTTCAAGTTGACGAACCTGATCCAGAAGCGTAAATTAAAAAATGTGCCGGACGGATGTTGCAAGCATCCTAGTAGACCGGACTGAAGAACAAAGGAAGATTGACCAGTGTCCACATTCCGGCACAGGGTTTATTGTAGCGAATCCGCTACATTTCTCAACACTTCAGTCATTCCGTCCGTAATACAGTCGCATTGTGCTGTAGCGCGAAAAAGCAAGACTTTGCAGCCTGACCTTTGAGGACGGGACAAACAGCGTAAAAGGTGACCAGTATACACATGGTGTATACACGGTGAGGCAGGTGTTACGAGCCTGACGGAGAAACCCCGTAAGAATCGTTGCTGATGACTAGGCGCAAACGGACTAATTGCTAGATAAACACATTGAGGTATGGGTGAGGTCACCTAATAGTCCTCTAAATGACAACTATGGCCTGAAGAAAGTATGGACAATCAAGATAAACAAAGTTGGTGTGAATACGGAGAAGACCTAGAAAAGCAATTCCTGGTTGATGTTTCCGATTATCCAGTTTCGTTTATGCGTAATCCTGCAAAATCTGAGAACAAGTACACTCATGACTTCTACGGTATGTTCCCTGTTGATCTAAAGACGATTCAAACAAAATTTAGAACAGCAGATCGGTATGGCATTGACCCAGATTACGCAATCACGATCAATCGCAAAGACATTGAAAGATATTACAGACTGTACAAGAACATCATTTTAATCCTTGATATTCGATTTGAGTCAGATCACAGTATCAGGTTCGTGTCGCTGCAAACGCTTGTGCGTCACATTAAAAACAACAATGCCAAAGAGCATTTCTATAAAGATCGAGTTGACGACAATCAAGGCAATGCAAAATCTAGCTTTGTTTTTGATTATCGATGGTTCGATGAATTACAACAGAGGTAAAAATGGAACTAAGACCGCATCAACAAAAGGCGGTGCAGATGTTAAGGGAATCGATAGCCAGAGGTAACAAAAGACCTTTGCTTGCAGCACCATGCAGTTTTGGCAAGACCATCACTGCCGCATACATCCTTAAATCTGCGCTAGAGAAAGGGAAACGTGGAATCTTTATCTGTGATCGGGTGAAGCTAGTTCAGCAAAGTCTGGAAGCGTTCGACAGACATGAACTGCCATTTGGCGTGATTCAAGGCATCCATGAACTCAATGACCCTAGACAACCAATACAGATCGCATCAGTACAGACGCTTGCAAGACGCAGACAAGTCGATTTCGACATCGCTATCGTTGACGAGTGCCATGTACACTACGAGACAGTGACGAAATACATGGAGATGTACAGCAATGTCCCATTCATCGGACTCAGTGCAACACCTTATTCAAGAAGTCTCGGTCTATACTATGACGACCTCATTCTTCCGATCACTCCACGCGAATTACTGGACAAAGGACACCTCTGCCCAATTCACTATTACGGTGGTAAACGTCCTGACCTATCTGGTGTTGGAAGAAGACGAATCAGAACAGGAGGATCAGACTACGACCCAGATTCATTAGGTAAAGCCTATGAAGACGACAAATCACTAGTAGGCGACATCATCTACAACTGGTTGCAACACGGTGAAGATAGCCAGACCATCGCATTTAGTCCAAGCATTAAGCACAGCAAATACCTAGTTGAGAAGTTCAATCTTGCCGGAATCCCTGCTGTCCACATTGACGGTTACATGGACGATGAAGAACGCCAGATCATCTATGAGGCGCATGATCGAGGCGAGTACAAGATTCTCAGTTGCTCACGGTTGCTCAATACAGGCTATGACGCACCATCTGTCAGATGCTTGATCGACTGCTATCCCACACAATCCAAAATCACCTTAGTCCAGAGATACGGAAGGGTGCAAAGGACATCACCTGGTAAGGACTACGCAATCATCCTAGACCACGCGAGTAACGTACAGAGACACGGATTTATCGAGGACATCATCCCAGAATCATTGGATGACGGATCGCAGCGATTTAACGAAAAGAACCAACTGAAGAAGGAGAAGAAAGAACCCAAGGTACGCGAATGTCCGCAATGCACACGCCAGTTTATCGGCATCAAGTGTGACTGTGGTTATGAGATACCCATGCAAGAACGGATTGTCACTGACGATCAAATCCTGACTAAGCTAAACAACAACAATTATTCACAAGAACGGAAGGCTGAGTGGCTAGGCGAGTTATACTTGTATGCACACCAGAAAGGTAAATCAGAAGGTTGGGCAAACCATAAGTTCAAAGCCAAGTTTGGCGAATGGCCTAATCGACTGAAGCCAGTGTTGGCAATGGCGGTATCAGAAGATGTCCGTAAATTTATCCAACACCAAAATATTAAATACATCAAGGGACGACAAAAACATGAGTCTAGAAACTATCTTGGCGAGGCTGTCTAAGGTTCGCAAATCTAATCGTGGATACATGGCTTGCTGCCCAGTTCATGATGACAAGAATCCAAGCATGACAATTACTGAGACTGACGATGGAAAGGTGCTATGCCACTGCTTCAGTTGTGGTGCGCGTGGATCAGATGTCGTTGAGGCGTTAGATCTGACACCAGGCGAGTTGTTTTCAGGTGAGTTCACGGGAACATACGATGCCAAGTGCAAGCTCCGCAAAACAGAACTAGAAGACAACATGGTTGTCACGATTTACGAGCAAGATAAGAAAGCAGGTAAATACCTGACGCATGGCGACTATAAGCGTTACAAGTTAGCCAAGGCGCGGATCGAACAACTAGAAGCGATATAAGACTAATGTCTAATACAAGGCAGACCAGATAAATATAATACTCTGGCTGTCTTACATAAGGAGCGACACATGGATACATTATTTTTAGCCTTGGTTTTTGGCACAGCCTTAATCTTCACGCTGATCTTCTCAGCAGCGATCAACTGGCTACTCAAGCGTTACTTTGGTGTTAGCATCTACCCAGAAGATTTCTTTAAGTCGGACAAAGAGGTTTGGAAGAAATGGTAGACATACATGAGGCTGCTGAAACGCTATTTCAGAAGAAATGTCCTCACTGTGGCGATCAATGCACTGACTACTACTGGTGCAAGCACTGTGGCGACATCACGCTGTTAGACGAGTATCAAGACGATCAGTTGGATAAGGTTGGTAATGAACATCAACGAAATAAAAAGATTTGATTGTCCGTTCAAGGCACTCGATGAAGCAAAGCGTAGCCTAAAAGCTAAAGGCTTTGGTGAGCGACATATCCTGCAAACCCAGAATGGTCTATATCGCATCATCAATCCACGCACCCAGATTAACAAATACTGCATGGTTGTCGCACGACTCTATCATCCAGACATATCGTGATATAATTAGCTCTACTGGACAGGCAGGAGAAATCCTTGCTCAATGAGCAGGTAACCTGGTGGAGCTAAAATGTCAGATTCCGTAAATCATCCTAGTCATTACACGCAAGGCAGTATTGAATGCATTGATGCGATGAAGGCGTGTTCATCCCGCGAAGAATTCCTTGGTTATCTACGTCTAACCCATATGAAGTACAACTGGCGCGTCAACCACAAGCATGGCAATCCAGTAGAAGACGCACAGAAGGCACAATGGTTCTGGGATCGGTATGTAGAGGAGTTGACTAATGGCTGAGTTGAAAGTTACCTATTGCGATCCTGCCGACATCATTCCGTATGCAATGAACAGCCGTACACATAGTGACGAACAGGTTGCTCAAGTCGCTGCAAGCATCAAAGAGTTCGGTTTCACCAATCCAATCCTAGTCGATGAGTTCAACGTGATTATTGCAGGTCACGGACGCTTAATGGCTGCCAAGAAGCTAGGACTCGATCAAGTCCCTACCATTACGCTAGAAGGTCTGACAGAAGCGCAGCGCAAAGCATACGTCATCGCTGACAACAAAATTGCACTCAACGCAGGTTGGGATGATCAAGCACTACAAACAGAGTTAGAACGCTTGCAGGAGCTAGACTTTGATCTGGCACTGACAGGTTTTGATCCTGACGAATTGGCAAAACTGCTAGAACCTGAGCAAATTCAAGGACTTACGGACGAAGATGGAGTGCCGGAAGTACCTGATGATCCAGTGAGCAAGGAAGGCGACATCTGGGTGTGCGGTAACCATCGTGTGATGTGTGGTGATAGCACGAGTATTGATGCGGTAGAGCGGCTGATGGATGGGCGGAAGGCTGATATGGTTTACACCGATCCACCGTATGGCATTTCAATTGTTAAGGGTGGGTCAATTAACGGCTCAAAACCTTTTGGCAGTGTGGGCGGCGAAAAATTAGCAAAAGTTGGAAGTTACGCACCGGTTAAGGGTGACGACAGCATTGACGTAGCCGTTGGTTCTATCGGTGTAATTAAAACTCTTGGCGCAAAAGTTGAGATTGTTTGGGGTGGAAATTATTATGCCAATGTCCTAGAAAACTCATCTTGCTGGATAGTTTGGGATAAAGACAACACTGGAAATTTTGCTGATGCCGAATTAGCTTGGACTAATCAAAAAACTGCGGTTCGTGTTTTTAAGCATACTTGGAACGGAATGATTAAAGCATCCGAGCATGGGCAAAAAAGAGTTCACCCAACTCAAAAACCGATTGTACTGGCAGAGTGGTGTTTTGACAATTACGGTAAAGAGTGCCAAAACGTTGTGGATTTATTTGGCGGTTCTGGCTCAACTCTTATGGCGTGTGAAACCCGAAACAAAATCGGATTTGTGATGGAACTGGCTAGCGCATACTGCGACATCATCATCAAACGATGGCAAGACTTCACTGGCAAAGAGGCAGTGCTAGAATCTACTGGTCAGACTTTCAACGAGGTGTGTAATGGCTAAGAAGGGCAGACAAGGTGAAGGTGGCGGCAGACCTCCTGTCGTATTCGATGAGGCCAAGATTGCACAGGTAGAAGCACTTTCGGCTGTATTGAGTAAGAAGCAATTAGCTGACTATTTCGGTATCTGTGAGAATACATTGCGTGAAGTGGAAGGTAGACAACCGGAGGTTTCTGAGGCGTATCAAAAAGGTAGGGGCAAAGCTATCGCAGGTGTTGGCTCTAATCTGATCGCACAGGCGCGTAATGGCAACGTGGCAGCAGCTATCTTTTACTTAAAGACACAAGCAGGTTGGAAGGAAGATTCCAAGCAATCAGAAGGCATACGAATTTACGAAAGACCGCAATGCGAAGATGAAGCTAACTAGACCTCAATACAATATTTTCAACGACAGCAATCGGTTTAGAGTCGTTGTCGCAGGTAGGCGATTCGGGAAAACATTCTTATCGATCTGCGAACTGATTGATGTGGCAGTACCTAACCCAGGCAGCAATTGTTGGTATGTAGCTCCAACATACAAAGCAGCCAAAGAGATTGCATGGGATATGTTGATTTCGTATATCGCTCCGGAATGGATTCGTAAGAGTAACGAGACATCGCTGACACTAACGCTAATTAACGGATCAACGATTGCACTCAAAGGTGCAGAGAAGCCAGACAACTTGCGTGGACGTAGCCTGGACTTTGTAGTCTTGGACGAGTTCGCAGATATGAAGCCAGAGGCTTGGTATGAAGTTCTTAGACCGTCTTTATCAGATCGACAAGGATCAGCCTTATTCATTGGTACGCCTAAAGGACGCAATCACTTTTATGATCTGTGGACACAAGGCGCAGACGGAAATCCTGATTGGGAAGCATTTCAGTACACAACCATCGATGGCGGACAAGTCGCACCAGAAGAAATTGAAGCAGCCAAGCGAGACTTAGACGAACGCACCTTCAACCAAGAGTACAACGCCCAGTTCGTTAACTATCAAGGAATCATTTACTACAACTTTGATAGGACGGAATCTGTTAGCAAGATCACGGACGATGACTCAATGCTACACATCGGCATGGACTTTAACCTTGATCCGATGTCGGCTGTTGTCGCTATACGTGATGGTTCTACTCTAAAGATCATTGATGAGATTGTTATTTACGGATCAAACACGGATGAGATAGTCGATGAAATCAAAACGAGGTTTCCGTCACGGCAGATTTGCGTTTACCCCGATCCTGCCGCAAGACAGCGAAAAACCAGTGCCGGAGGACGAACAGACCTATCGATCCTTCAGAACGCAGGATTCGCAGTTAAGGTCAGAGAGCGACACTCAGCGATCAGAGACAGAATCAACTCAGTCAACGCCAGACTCAAGTCAGCAGACGGACAAAGACACTTAGTGATTGATCCACGCTGCAAGCAAGTCATCAAGTCACTAGAGCGACAGACGTACAAAGAAGGCACAAGTCAGCCAGATAAAGATTCAGGATTTGACCACATGAATGATGCCTTGGGCTATTTAATTGATTTCTTGTACCCAATCAAGAGACAATATGACATACCTCAACCTACTAGGTGGACTTAACCGTGTCTCAGGAAATTACTTATACCCATCCCGACTACAATGATTATGTAGACCAGTGGGAATTTCACCTGCGTTCATATCTAGGTGGCGAGCATTACAAAGACGGACAATACCTGGTTCAATACATTCAAGAAGACAAGAATGATTACGCAAGACGGTTAGACCTAACGCCAATCGATAACCACTGCGCTAACGTCATTCACATCTATTCATCATTCCTATGGCGTACACCACCAGTTCGCCAGTACAACTCACTAGAGAATAATCCTGTTCTGCTGCCAATGATGCGTGACGTTGACCTAGATGGACGTTCGCTCGATACGTTCATGAAGCAAGCACAGATTTGGTCTGCTGTTTACGGTCATGTCTGGATCGTAGTAGACAAGCCTAAATCCAATGCAGGGACTCGCGCTGAAGAACTAGCGCAAGACATCCGTCCGTATCTGAATCTGTACACACCTGAGAACGTGTTTGACTGGAAATGGGAACGCACAGAATCAGGCCGACAGAAGTTGGTCTATCTGAAGCTGCGTGAAGAAGTCATGCGTGAAGACGCTACTGAAACCATCACACACTTCCGTATCTGGACAGAAGAAACCGTTGAACTCTATGAGGTCAGCAACGAGACAGAACGCCTACTAGAGTCGATGGATAACCCAATCGGTTATATTCCTGCTGTGTATCTTCCTGCTGCTCGCACTGTTACCAAAGGTATCGGCAAGTCTGACATCGCTGACATCGCATTGATGCAGAAGGCGATCTATCAAGAACTGTCAGAGATTGAGCAGTTGATCCGTATATCTAACCACCCAACATTGGTGAAGACTTACGACACTGACGCATCAGCAGGGGCAGGTGGCATTGTCCATATGCCTGATGAACTCGATCCAAACCTCAAGCCATTCATGCTGCAACCTAGCGGTCAGAACCTATCTGCGATTCACGAATCAATGAAGGCTAAGGTAGAGGCAATCAATCGCATGGCACACTTAGGTGCTGTTCGTGGTACTGACGCTGTGAAGGCATCAGGTATTGCTTTGCAGACTGAGTTCCAATTACTGAATGCTCGATTAGCTGAGAAGGCTGATCTACTCCAGTTGGCAGAAGAACAAATCTGGTTCTACGTTTGCATCTGGTCTGGCGTCACACCTGACGTTGAAGTGAATTACCCTGATTCGTTCGACATCCGTGATTACCCGAATGAACTGTTGTTCTTGCAACAGGCTCGCGCATCTGGCGTTCAATCACCTACGTTCACCCGTGAAGTCGATAAGATGATCGTTGACCTGGTACTTGATGACGAGCTACTGCATCAGGCACATGAGGAAATCGATGCTGCTAGAACGCTTGGAGACTTCAGTCCAACTGAAGAACAGTAAATGGCTGCTGACCTCGATCATGCCAGAATCGTTGATGCGTTAGGCAACACGCATGAAAGACGGATGCTCGACATACTGCAAACCTTGGAAGAAAGACTTGCGGGCTATATGGTCACTGCGCCAGTACAACAGGGCAAGTTGTTCGATCTGGTCTGGGCGGTACAAGCCAGAGCCGACATCGAGCAAATCATGCGTGAAACCTACCTTACGCAAGCAGACCTCAACGTCCGTGAATACAACCAAGTCGTTGAGTCAGTCGGAGCGATGTTCGAGGAATATCAATCGTTCGTGGGTGTCCCGCCAGAAGTTGTCACGAATCTACAAAGGATATCGTTCCAAGGGTTTCAGGACATTGCTGTCACGTTTTCAGACGAACTCGCAAACGAGGTCTACCAGAATACGCTTGTTGGCCGCCCTGTGGATGAGTCCATTAAGAACGTCAGACAAAAGATCAATGGCGTTTATATCCAATCAGATCAGGCGGAAGTGCAGAGGCTTGTGAACATTGCTAACTCTGCATCAGATCAGGCTGAAGAAGCAGTCCGTCAACTCCATCAGATTTATGCCGCAGATCGCACAGGCCGTAACATGAGACGTTACGCCACACAGATGGTTCATGATTCAGTGATGCAGTTCGATGCCTCAATCAATGTCGCTGCAGGTAAAGAAGTCGGTGCTGATCGATGGAAATACTACGGCTCAGTCATTCAGGACAGTCGGCCTTGGTGTACTAAACACGCAGGAAAAACATTCACTGAAGATGAAATTCGTAGTTTATGGACTACAAACGAATGGCAAGGTAAAGCACCTGGTGATCCGTTTATTGTTCGCGGTGGGTATAATTGTCGTCATCATTGGCGGCCAGTATTTGATGCGGAGTAATTATGAAGAAATATGGCGGTTTGTATTTGAAATTTGATGAAGGCAAGAAAGTCTGGACATTGCGCGGTCAGATCAAAAAGAACAACAAAACAATTGATGAAGACAGACTTGCTGTATTTGAAACTGACAAAATCGATGACGCTCATCAACAAGCGACAACCTTGATTGCTGAAAACTATCCTGATGAGACTGCCACGATTAAGTTGCCGAAAGGCATCAAACTTAGCGGAGATGACAATGCCATTAGCATTAGAGAAGAAGCTGAAGAAGATTTGCAAGCAACGTGGAATGACTAAGCAACAATGCAACAGTTACGTCTACGGCACTATGCAAAAACAGGGATTGTTAAAATCCAAATAACCAACCAACTCGAAAGAGGTAACGTCACATGAGCGATGAAGTCATGGGTAATGAAGGTGTAGAACAAACTGCTGATGCAGTAGAAGCTACGGAGCAAAGTACAAAAGCATTCTCGCAGGAAGAACTGGACGCTATTGTTGAACAGCGACTCATGCGCGAACGCAAGAAGTACGAAAAGAAGTTAGAAGGAGTTGACCTCGATGAAGCACGAAGGTTACTCGAAGAAAAGCAGCAAGCGGAAATCGAACGCCAAAAAGAAAAAGGCGAATTCGAAAAAGTCTTACAGCAACTCGCGGAAAAGAAAGACAGCGAGATAAGCCAGTACAAGACCAAGCTGCAAGAAATCCAAGTTGACGGTGCATTGATTAACGCTGCAAGCCAGAATAACGCAGTCAGTCCAGACCAAGTTGTCGCCTTATTAAAGAGCAAGACACGCCTTGGAGAAGACGGTTCTGTCGAGATTTTGGATAATGACGGATCAGTGCGCTATAATGACTCTGGGACACCAATGCAAGTCAATGATTTGGTATCGGAGTTCCTTACTGCGAATCCACATTTCGTGAAAGCGTCACCTAGTGGCACAGGATCGAAAGGTGCAGCAGGTGGCTCTACACAGAAGCCTTCATCTGTGGCTGATATGCTTGCTTCATGGGAAAATGGTGGCAAAGAAGCGTATGCCGCAATGAAGGGCAAGCGATAATCGTTTGTTTTAATCAACTGATGTAAAGGAGCCGAAAATGGCTAATGAAACAACTACCACTACTCTTGACGATCTGTTCGTCAACATCGTAGCTCAGGCACGATTCACAGCAGAAGAACAATCTCTGCTCCGTAACCTTGTCACTGTTTACAACATTGACGCGCAACCTGGTGTCACAATCCAAGTACCGAAGTATCCTGCTGTTTCTGCTGCAGACCTTACTGAAGGTACGGATATGTCAGCCACTCAAGTATCTACGTCTTCAATTTCTATCACTGTTGCAGAAGTTGGCGCACAGGTGTTCTTGACTGACATGGCTGCTTTCGGTGCAGGTAATCCTGCTGACGAGTTAGGCACAGTTCTTGGTAACGCAATCGCAACTAAGATGGACACAGATGTTATCGGCTTGTTCGATGGCTTCTCAGATTCTTTAGGCGGGACTACTACTGAGTTGACTGCTGCATACTTGTTCCAAGCTGCCGCGAAACTCCGCGCTGCCAAAGCACCAGGACGTTTGGTTGGTGTATTCCACCCATACCAGACCTATGCTTTGAAGGCTAACCTCACTAACACATTCGCTAATCCGAATGGTGGTGATCTTCAGAACGAAGCAATGCGTTCAGGATATGTAGGTACTATTGCAGGTATCGACATCTTTGAATCTGCCAACGTTACTGTTGACGGTTCAGGTGACGCTAAGGGCTGTGTCTTTGCTCCAGAAGCAATGGCAATGGCTATGAAGCGTGACTTCAACCTTGAGCCAGAGCGTGACGCATCTAACCGTGGTTTCGAGCTAAACGCTACTGCCATCTATGGCGTAGGCGAGTTAGACGATGCTTACGGTGTCGAGATGTACTTTGACGCAGGACTCTAGGGTCTGACTAGAGCCGCCCTACGGGGCGGTTCTTTCTAATTTCTGCGAGGTGATTATGGCGTTTTCTAGTGACTCAGATTTAGTTCTTATCGTTCCCGACATCCTTGATCTAGGCATTGAGTCATTTGCTGACGAACACGCTAAGGCAGAAGCCGATATTAAGCGTGAGATTCGTTATAAGTGGTGGCCTCGCACTAACTACAAAGGCGAGATGGACGAGTCATTGCTGACAGAGACGCAATGGACACGCGCTAACGCATATCTAGTCTTGTGGAAGTATGCACTACCTCAGTTGACCAACTGGGTAGACGGGGATCGATTCCGCGAAATGATTTCTTTCTACCGCGATCTATTCGGTCAGGAAATGGAGTCAATCTTCAAAGATGGTGTTGAATACGACTTTGATGAAGATGGCATCATTCAAGACGATGAGAAAGACTTGGTTGTGTCTGGGCGATTGATGCGATGAAAGTTGACGTTCGCATTGATGCGAAACGCCTACAGACTTATATCAAGCGAGCCATTAAAGATATGCCTCAAGAGATTGATCGCGCCTTGTATAAGACAGGTCAGCAAGGGGTAAATGTCATCCTTGATCGTACTGAAAAAGGTACGGGTACAGATGGCGCATTCAAAAGGTACACTCCTGCTTACGCAACGATCAAAGCTGAAGGTTGGCCTGGTACGAAGACTCGCAGAGCATTCGGAGGTGACCCATCTGGCATTGTGAACTTGATGGTGACTGGAGAGATGCTAGGTTCAATGACCGCAACTAAGCCAAAGAATCATCGCACGAGAATCACTTTTTTACGATCTAGTGAGGCAAAAAAGGCTTTCTGGAATAACCGTCAGCGCAAGTTTTTTGAGTTCAATCAAAAAGAAGTGAACAAATTAGGCGGATTCTTTCGCAAGGAATTATTTAAATGAGCAAGCGTGAAAGCATAGCAAGTAACATTGTGACAACACTTCAAGGAGCGACAACTCCTGTTGCTGCTAAGTTGGTGACACGCGAGCCGTTTGACTTCACTGAGTTATCTAACACGCAATTCCCTGCAATTTTGATTCAGACAACAACTGAAGACAGAGCCGATGCAACCATTGGCGATTCGCAGATCACCAGAGAATCTACAATCAGTTATCAGTTAGTCGGTTATGTAAAATCCACAACTATCGACACAGCCAGAAACCAATTGATAGAGATGATTGAAGAAGCATTGGATACAGATAGAACACGAGGTGGCTTTGCTTTAGATACGCAAATCACTTCTATCGAGACTGACGAAGGCTCAATTAGCCCCGTTGGTGGGATTATCGTGACTGTCGAGGTCATGTATAATTTTACTAGAGGCACAACTTGAGCCTCACGAAACGCCTAACGGCACACTAAGCCAAAGGAGATATTCAAATGGCAACACATACTGGTTCAGAGGGCATCGTGAAGTTCGCCACAAGTGGTGGCTCAGTTGCTCAAGTAGCTGAAGTTCGTTCATACACGTTAGAGCAATCTGCTGACACGATTGAAACAACTTCAATGGGTGACTCAAGCCGCACATATACAAGTGCGCTCAAGACGTTCACTATCTCAATGGATTGCTATTGGGATGAGACAGACACCAATGGGCAAGGATCAATTGACGTTTCAACTGAGGTAGACTTTGAACTCTACCCAGAAGGAACAGCGAGTGGAGACACTTACTATTCTGGTTCTGCTATTGTGACTTCTGTTTCAACAACGGCATCATTTGATGGGAATGTTGAAGTTTCATTCTCTGCTCAAGGCACTGGTGCTTTGACAGAAACAACTGTTCAATAAGGTAATTTATGAGCCTAGGAAAGAAACTAATGGAGCTACGATCTGGGCGCGAACGCAAACAGATTGAAGTTTCCGAATGGGCTGAAATCATTCCGTGTATCTATGTGCGTCCTCTGTCAGCAGGGGACGTAGATAAGATTCAGCGAAAGCATAAAGATTTCATTAACAATCCGACTGTCGCTGCTATGGTTGATCTAATCATACTGAAGGCAGAAGACGAGAATGGCGATAAGTTATTCTCATTAGAGGATAAGGCTTTTTTGTTGGGTGAAGAATTGAGCGTAATTAGTGCCGTTGCACAAGAGATGTTCAATGACGTTACCTCAGCAGAGGCAGCGGAAAAAAACTAAGAAACGATCAGTTGAGGTTGAACCTCATTGCCTTGGCTGATCGTTTACACAAGACCATAGGCGAGATAGAGGAAATCCCTTTATCAGAATTGTACGAATGGATGGCTTATTTTAAGGTGATGGAAGATGGCAGACCAAAAAATTAACATTACCCTTGCCGCGATAGATAAGACCAAAGGCGCATTCGGTACAATTACCAGAAGCATTGGGGCAGTCACATCGGCTGTCTTTTCCCTTAAAACAGCTATTGTCGGTGTTGTCGGTGTTGGCGGTATTGGATTGCTTGTTCGTAACTCCTTGCTTGCTACAGATACTCTGAGCAAAACAGCCAACAAACTAGGCGTAACGACAGAGGCTCTGAGCCAGTTGCGGTATGCTGCTGAGTTGTCAGGTGTTGGCATACAAACAACAGACATGGCTGTACAACGATTCACAAGACGATTGTCTGAGGCGGCTAACGGTACTGGTGAAGCAAAGGCCGCCTTGATTGAGTTAGGCATCAACGCCAGAGAATTGGGGCAAGTACCACTAGAAGAACAGATGATTGAATTGTCTAAAGCGTTCGGCAATGTTAAATCAAGTTCTGACCAGGTTCGTCTAGCGTTTAAGTTGTTCGACTCTGAAGGTGTGTCATTCGTCAACATACTCAAGCAGGGTGAAGATGGCCTGAGGGCAATGTTCAACGAGGCGACTAACCTTGGCGTAGTCATGTCTTCTCAAGCAGCAAAAGGCGTAGAAGAAGCGAACGATGCGTTCTTCAGGCTACAGAGTTTGTTTGGCGGAATCATCGATCAGATAGTCGCTGCACTTGCTCCTGCTTTAACTGCGCTTGCTGAGATGTTCCAGACCTATCTTGTTGAGGCTATTGGTGAGGCAAACGGATCGATAGAAAAGTTTGGTCAAAATGCCGCTAAATATATCGTAGAAGGTGTCGCGGGAATCCTGGATGTTCTTGCTCAAGCGATCAAGGGATTTGAAGCCTTTATCAATGCACTAGAAGAAAACCGTGTATGGGGCAAGATTACCAAAGATGCTTTCGGGGGCATGAGAACTGATCTGAGTTTATTTGCAGGATCGGTAGAAGATGCAGCCGCTAGAGTTAGAGAATTAGGTTCAGCAATTGGCACAACTACAGCCTCGCAATCAGAAAATGTAGATACAGGCGAAAAGCAAATTTCTACAATTGATCGACTGAGAACAGCTTTTGAGAATTTGAAGCAATCCTCTGATGAGATACAGCGCACATTTGATTCTGCTGTCAAACGAGCATTTGACGGAACAACCAATGCTCTGGCTGATATGGTCATGGGTGCAAAGTCAGCAAAAGATGCGTTCAAGGACATGGCTCGATCTATTGTTGCTGATTTAATTAAGATGCAAATCAAATCGAGCATCACAACGCCATTGTTCAATACAATACAGTCATTCTTGCCAACATCCGGCAAAGCCATTGGAGGCTCTGTTCAAGCGGGTCAACCATATATGGTTGGAGAACGTGGCGCAGAAATGTTCATCCCGAATAAGCAAGGCTCAATTGTTCCTGCTGACAAGATGGGCGGAGGTGGCGATAACGTCACTATCAATATGAATATTTCTACCGGCGTTTCAGCCACTGTGAGGGCAGAATTGATGAGCATGATGCCAATGATCACGAATTCAACTAAAAACGCAGTGCTTGACGCTAGAAGACGGGGCGGTGCATTTGCCGCCACATTTGGAGGATAGACATGGCTGTTTATGATTTCCCTACAAATATAGACATCGCAAGTATTTCTGTATCTGCAAAAAACGCTGTCGGGGTCAACCAAAGTCAGTTTACATATAAACAGCAAGTCTATGAGTATGAAGGGCAGAATTGGGAGATGACTATCAACTTCCCGCCCATGAAGCTGAACACGGCTGAGGAGTTGATTGGCTTTCTAACAAGGCTCAATGGCAGGTCAAATTTATTCAATTTGATTCATCCAGAATCTGTTAGGCAGACTTTAGACACAGACACCAACAATCAGACACTGACAATTGATGCACCAAATAGCAACTTATCTAAATTGAGACTGACAAAGACTGTCGGTGGTCTTTTTTTTGTTCCGGTTGGGACATGGATTTCAATACCACAAATCAATACAGTAGACGGTCAAACAGTTTATCGGTTACATAAAGTCACCAATGAGGGTACGGAAACAACTTTATATCAAGAAGTCGATATATGGCCTTACCTAAGAGGCGATATTGATGATTGGGCATCTGACACAGTGTTCATGCAACCTAGCGCACTCAAGGGGACATGGAGGCTGAAGTCTAACGTGTTTACTTATGATGTTAATCAGGCTTCACTTTACGGAATGTCAGTCGCTTGTGAAGGGTACGTGCAATGAGCAGAACTGGTTCGCCTAGCCAATTCAATGAAGAACGAGTTCAAGTTTTTGCGGCAATTGAAGCATTTTTCGATAGCGGAACTGTGAGAATTTTCACAGGGTCAGGGACGCTCACAATTGACTCAAACGATTACACTGGCTCAGAAAATATCCTTTCAATATCAAGCGTAGAGGAAACCTCTGACATTAAAGCCACAGGATTGTCGATTGCGTTTTCATCATATTCCGATTCACTAATTACTAAAGCAATCAAAGAGCAGTATCAAAATAGATTGCTGAATGTTTATTACGGGCATTTCGACAAAAATGCTAGTCCTCAAGTTATACAAACCTACAAAATCTTTTCTGGCAATATCGACACGATTGCCATCAGTGAAAGTGCAACTGGTGCAACATATACAATTAATGTCGAGAGTAAACTAGCAACCTTAGAAAGGGTGCGCAGTTATCGGTACACGTATGAGGAGCAATTGCGCGTCCATCGTGATCATTCACTTTACTATCTCAATGATCAACAATTCAAAGAGGTGACTTGGGAATGAGCCGTGTTGCTGGATGGCGAGATGCATTTGATGACTTGATCAAGTCAAAGCTCGATCAAAAATTTAAATGGGGTACTGCCGACTGTTTACAGTTTGTGTTTGCTGTTGATAGAGCTATATCTCAGCCATCTAGATTTTGTGATGTATCTGAGTATTTAGTCTATGAGACTGAGCGAGAAGCAAAAGAGTTGATGGATGATTGGGGTATGCCTGATGTTGACGCAATTATGGACGCAAGACTTGAGCGAGTCCCCGCAAATTTTCTTGCTGTTGGTGATGTAGGGTTGGTCAAGTATCGAACGAAAAATGTGCTGTCAGTATGCGTAGGCAGAAAGTTTGCACATCCCTGGACAACAGGTCTTGGCTATACAGATCGATCAAAAATAGCTTATGGATGGAGAATTTAGATGGCTGATGAAGTACAAGATCTTGGCCAGGATATTATCGATACCGTAACTGATCCACAGGTAATTGTCACAACGGCAATTGTTTTTTTGGCTACTGGCTATTTGAATCCTTTAGAAGGCGGTGGCTTTAACTGGGCGGCGGCAACAACATCCGGGACTATCTATGTTGGTGGCGCGGCTGCGTCAAGGGCATTAGCTCCAGACTTAAACGCATTAGGTGGTTTTAGCGCAGATTCTCTCAACCAAAGAGGAAGAAATATACAGTTCAAGTCGCCAATCGCGGCTAGACAGATCGTTTATGGGCAAGCAAGGGTTTCAGGCCCAATCCTTTGGATAGATACTAAAGCAGGGTCAAACAACAACGTCTTACAAATGATCATAGCAATCAATGGTAGAGAGTCTGAGCATGTTTTGGCTCATTACGGAAACGACAATTTGCTCAGAGAGTATGGCAGTCAATCAACGCAAGATGCGAATCAGTGGTCAGTCGCTGGTAATACTGAATTTGGGGATAGACTGTTAGGCGCGGGAGGTGGGTATGGTGGCTACATGGAGGTGCAGATACACAATGGAGGGGCTGATGCTGTCACAACTAACGAAAATTTCCCTTATCCTCAATTAGCGAACTGGAACTTCCGTCAAAATGCGACGATTGATGGTGTAATCATCAATGAACAAGATTGGAAGTATGAGGGAATCACCTACGCTTATATTGAAATGACATATGATGCGACTGTTTACAAAGAAGGTGTTCCAGCGCATACCTTTGAGGTCAAAGGCGCTCAACTGTTTGATCCAAGAGATAACAGAACGCGATGGTCAAACAATCCTGCCCTAGTCATAAGGGATTATCTTACAAATACCACATACGGTCTAAATGTACCTGAATCAGCAATTGATGACGCATCTTTCATCGCGGCGGCTAATACGTGCGAGGAAACTGTGGATGGTGAAAATCGATACGAGATTAATGGTGTAGTCGATACGTCAAGAGCGCCAAAGGCAATCATAGAAGACATGCTGACAGCATGTGTCGGGGCTTTGATTTTTACTGGCGGCAAATATCGATTGTTGGTAGGAGATTATCAAACACCTACTAAAACAATCACTAAAGACATGATCGTTTCACCGATTAGTATTTCGACAAAAAACCCAGCCAGAAACCAAGTCAATTTGGTCAAAGGTACGTTCAGAGATAAAGATCAAGACTACTTGACTACAGATTTCACACCGATCACCGATAGCGTTTATTTCTTTGAAGATAACGCAGAGCCTAGCTTTATTGATCTAACCCTGCCATTCACTACGTCAAAATCGATGGCCGAAAGAATTGCATTGATCACTCTAAGACAGTTACGCAATGAGAAAACTTTATCAATGAGTTTGAACCTTGAAGGTTTCGATATTGATGTAGGAGACACAGTTTATTTTTCAGATGATCGGATTGGATTTGATCAGGCAACATTTCAATGCATAAGTTGGGAATTGACGCAGGATGGCAAAATTCCTCGCGTCAACATTGCTTTGCGTGAGACTACCCCTAGCCTTTTTGATACTACGGTTGAGGTAGAACCAATCACCCGTAATGCAAAAGATTATGCAACCTATTCTATCGCCGTGGAGACGTATCTTGCCAATGACTTAGACCTTGAAACTATTTTCGGCGCGTATTGGACTCAAGACATCAGAAAAGAGTTTTTAATCCCTGACGATGTAAGTGTTTGGTCAAGTTACGTAGACGATCCTTCATGGAGTTCTAGCGACACACTAGACAGTTACACGGCGGCTGAAAAAACTAGAGCTAGCGCCTGTATTAAAATTCCGGCGAATCTTGCTGGTGAACTCACCATCAGAAATCGCGGAGAAATTAAGGCTCGCGGCGGAACTGGTGGCTACTCTTATTCCGATTTTAATGGCTATTTCCTGAATTATGCCGCTGAAGGTGGTAAAGGTGGAGACGCTTTTTGGTGGGAAACTTCATCAAGTGATGACAGGCCAACAAACCCAGGGACTGTTTTAATAGTCAATGATGGAACAATCTTGGCCGGTGGCGGCGGAGGAATGGGCTATCGACACAATAATTCGGTCACTTTGTCTGGTATAGCTCAAGGCGCTCTTGGGGCAGGCTCAATAGAAAACTCGACTGCTAGCCGTACAACTATCGGGCCATTTCAAGGGACATATTACAGAGGCGGCCAAGGCAGTCTATTTGGCGGCGATGGAAAAAGAGCGGAGACTACCCCTACTGGTTTGAATTGGACTGAATTCGGCCCGCAAGCAGATAACAATGGTGAGTTGATACGTGTTGATTCAAACGAGTTTGAGGACACTAGCTTTAACTCAGTCAACTACATTCAAGACGCTGATCAGAAAACCAGAATTAAGATCAATAATAAAGGTACAATTACAGCAGGAACACATAACGCATTTTCAACGATTACTGATTTGTTTGTGGAGTAAATATGGCTGAAACATACAAACTTGTTCAAGGCGATACTGCGCCACAGATTAAGGTCACGCTTACTCGATCAGACACAGGCAGCGCGATTGATCTGACTGAAGCATCTACGTGCCAACTGCACTTCAGAAAGAAAGGTGCATCGAGCGTACTGTTCTCGCTATCAAACGCTAGCGGTGAAGTTGACCAGGCGGCAGGGATAGCGATCTTTGCTTTCTCTGGCAGTCAACTCGACATCAATCCTGGGAACTATGAAGGCGAGGTTGAAGTCGTATTCACCTCTGGCGTTCGTGAGACAGTTTACGAGACGCTAGATTTCGTATTACGTGCTGACTTTGCATGAGCATCAAGCGATCAGTCATCTTTGACCGTATCCTATCGGCCATCGGGTTTGATCGCGCTAAAGCCTCTGTCACATTCTCCAGACTCAAATCATCAACTGTATTCTCTAGCCTATCTGCTGCTGTCGTTCTGGCAAAACTGCAAGCTGAAGTCGTCATCGGGTTCTTCTACCGCTTACTGAACCTGACTGATACCACAAATGTATCTGAGAGCGATTCTAAGGCCGTTGGTAAGGTTTTATCGGATTCATCATCGGTTAGTGAGTCAGAGGTCAGGTCAGTCGGTAAAGGGCTTTCTGACACTTCTGCTATCTCTGAGGCTGAAGTCCGTGATTTTGGCAAATCGCTCAGTGACTCATCAAGCGTCTCAGACGATGACACCATCCAGTTCGGCAAAGGATTATCTGACAATGCGTATTTAGCAGAAGATTCTACCTTTGCGTTTGGTAAGAGTATTTCTGATTCGGTTGGCGTGACTGATGACGTAGACGGAGAAGCATCTGTTCTTGATGACCAAGAGATGCAGTTCTTCAAGACTGTCAGCAATGTGAGTCGCATCAGTGAGGTATTTACACGGATTGTTTCGTACTTCAGATCGTTCACGGACTCATCAACTGTCACTGACAACGAAACCATACAATTTGGCAAAGCTGCATCGGAATCTCCATCTGTTTCTGAAGATAGCCAATTTGCGATAGGTAAGTTGAATGCTGACCAGGCAACGATCTTAGAATCCCATCAACTGCAATTGACGAAATTAAGAACTGAAATTGCTGTTGTCACTGAATCCGCGCTAAAATTAGCAGGAAAATCAGCCAGTGATAGTGCATCGGCAACTGACTCTGGTTCATATCGAGGGCAGGGTTACTGCTCATTTGACTATTTTGCCGAAGATTATGTCGGCTTCTCAGGAACATTCTAGGAGA